CTGACGCTGACCGGCCTCCGCATGTCCGTCAAAATCGTCAAGGCGGGCGGGGCGGCGATGGGCGAGCTGCAGGCCCGCATCCTGGGCATGACGCTTTCACAGATGAATCAGCTTTCGACGCTGGGCCTCCAGGTCATTCTGATTCCGCGCAACATCGTGACGATCCAAGCCGGCGATTCGGGCGGCGCGCCGCTCACCACGGTATTCACCGGCACCATCAGCAGCGCCTTCGCCGACTTGCAGAACCAACCCGAGTCGGCATTTCAGGTTGCGGCCTATACCGGCCTCTTCGAAGCCGTCGCGAATGTCCCGCCGACCAGTTTCCCGGGATCGGTCGACGTCGCTACCGCCATGGCCGGCCTCGCCTCGCAAATGCAGCTCGGTTTCGAGAACAGCGGAGTCCAGGTCCAGCTTGCCAATGAATATCTGAGCGGTTCAGGCCGCGATCAGATTCAGCAATTGGCGGAGCATGCCGGAATTTCGTGGGCGATCGATGACCGCTCGCTGCCGCCCGTTCTCGCGATCTGGCCCAAGCTGGGCGCGCGCGGCGGCCTTGTCCCGGTGGTGTCGAAGGCAACCGGCATGAATGGATACCCGGCGTACACCGCGCAGGGACTCCAGGTCAAAATGCTTTACAATCCCAACGTGGGCCTCGGTGGCAAAATTCAGGTCGTCAGCGAGCTCATCACGTCGGCGCTGGGGTCGGGGAATGCAATCATCGCGAACAATCCGCAGCTCTTGCCGGCGTCGGGGATTTGGGCCGTGTACGGTCTCACCTACGATCTCGATTCCATCACGCCAGGCGGCCAGTGGTTCGCCACGGCGCGCTGCTACAATCCAGCCTTCGCGCCGCCGGTGCTGACGCAATGACGACCGCAGGCCTCGCTGGCTTCGGCCAGATGGACCCCAGCGACAATGCCACCGAATACACGCGGATAAGATTCCTTGTCCGACAGGCATTGGCGAACGTCCGCACCGCGATCGCCGTCGAGGTCATCAGTTGCACGAATGACGGCGGGGTCTCGCCGGTCGGCCGCGTCAGCGTGCATCCCCTGGTCAACCAGGTCGACGGCGCCGGCAATTCGGTCTCGCACTCGACGGTTTTCAATCTGCCCTATGTGCGCGTCGCCGGCGGCACGAACGCGATCATCATGGATCCGCAAGCCGGCGATCTCGGCGTGATGGTCTGCTGCGACCGCGATATTTCATCGGTCAAGGCGACGGGCGGCGAGGCCAATCCGGGCTCGAGTCGCCGCTTCTCGATGGCGGATGCGATCTATCTCGGCTATTCGCTGGGCGACACCACTCCGGTTCAATATATCCTGTTCAACGAAAGCGGCCTCACGATCCTGTCGCCGCAAACCGTGACCGTCTTTGCCAAGGATATCGTCGTTCACGCCTCGCATTCATACTCGCAGGATGTCAACGGACTCGGCACGTCGACGGTCTACGAGGGCGGCAACGATTTCACGCAGACGACCTATTCGATTGGCGCGAACGTGACACCGGTCCCGGCGCCGTGGTCGCCGCCGCAGATACCGGAACCGGAGGGGTAGTGTCGCAAAGCCTGCTGCTCGACACCGTGACTTGGGATTTGTGTCTCGACGCCAAGAGCAACATCGCCGTGGCGTCGGAGCCGTACTCGCTCGCTCAGGATGCTGCGTGTGCCGTGCGGCTCTTCTTCGAAGAGCTTTGGTATGACACGACGCAGGGCGTCGACTATTGGCAGAACATTCTCGCCCAAGGTCCGCCGCTGGCACTCGTCAAGGCGCAACTCGCCTCCGCGGCCGCAGCCTCGAATCCTGATATCGCGTCGGCGGTGATCTTCTTCTCCGGCTTCACCAATCGCGGATTGACCGGCCAGGTGCAGATCACCAGCACCAGCGGCCAGACCGCAGCGGCGGCATTCTGATGACAACGAGCGGCATCAACAGTCTCACCGGAGGTCCGGTAACGGCGGTCCCGCAGCCGACGCTGGGGCCGAATGGATATATCGCGCCAGCCGAGTCGGCGATCCTCACGGGCGTCCAGTCCGATATCAATACCTCGTTCAACAGCGATCTCAATTTCGGTTCGACGACCAACCCCACACCGCAGGGGCAACTCGCCACCACGCAGGCCGCCGAGATCGGCAACGTCAACGATATCCTGCTCTGGTACACGAACAACATCGACCCGGCCTATGCGTCGGGTCGGATGCAGGATGCGATCGGCCGAATCTATTTCATCGAGCGGCTTCCGGCCCTGCCGACCATTGTCCAGGCGCTTTGTTCGGGTCTCGCCGGCACCGTCATCCCGACCGGCGCGCTGGCCACGGACACCAGCGGCAATCAATATGTCTGCACGCAGGGCGGCACGATCCCGGCGACTGGTTCCATCACCCTGTCTTTCTCGTGCACCGTGCCTGGGCCGACCGCCTGCCCGGCCGATGCGCTCAATGCGATCTATCGCGCCGTCCCTGGCTGGGACTCGATCATCAACCCGGCCGATGGCGTCATTGGCCAGAACACGGAAAGCCGAGCGGCCTTCGAGCTGCGCCGCCAGCAATCGGTGGCGAAAAACAGTTTCGGTGCCATCGGCTCGATCATCGGCGCCGTCAGCGAGGTTGCCGGCGTCATCGATTATGCCGGGTACGATAACGGCTCGAATTCTCCGACCGTCTATGGCGGCGTCACGATCGCCAAAAACAGCATCTATATCTGCGTGGCCGGCGGCACCACGAGTGCGGTCGCGCAAGCCATCTGGTCGAAAAAGTCGGGCGGCTGCAGCTACAACGGCAACACCACGGCGACGGCCTACGATTCGAACCCGCTCTATCCGCAGCCGATTCCATACTCGGTGACATGGGAGACCCCGGCACCGCTCGCGGTCTATTTCAATGTCGTGCTGCTCAACAATCCCAACGTTCCGGCGAACGCGGCGACGCTGGTGCAGAATGCGATCGTCAATGCCTTTGCCGGCGGCGATGGCGGTCCTCGCGCGCGCATCAACTCGACCATCCTCGCCACCAGGTTCATCGCGCCGATTCTCGCGCTGGGTTCCTGGGCGCAGGTCGTCTCGATCCAGATCGGTTCCAACAACACGCCCGCCGCGGCCTTGACCGGCAGCATTTCTGGCACCAAGCTCCAAGTCAGTTCGGTGCAGAGCGGCACCTTGCAGCTTGGCGAATTCATCAGCGGCACGGTCGGCGGAACAGCCGGGGGGACCGCCGGTGGCAGCGGCATTTTGCCGGGAACGGAAATCACGGCATTCGCCGGTGGCACTGGCGGGACCGGCGCCTATACCGTCAACTTCTCGCAGACCGCGCCGGTGCAAGGCTTGATCGCGGCGCTCGCCAATCAGAATTCGGTCACGGTCAACCTCAACCAGATTCCGGTGATCGCGCCGCAGCAGATCGCGGTCTCGCTGCAATGACGGGCGGAGCTGGGCCGACTCCGTTTCCGCCTCCGGATGCGGATGCCTTCGGCAATTTTCAGTTCGGCGTCTCGCGCTTCGGCACCGTGCCGTGGTTCGATTATCAGCAGACGATCATCAGCCAGTTCGCCAACTCGCCGGTGCTGACCACGCTGCTCTCGTTCATTTTCCAATGGATCGACCCGACCGAGTTTTTCGACGGCTTCTATGGCGACATCTGGAATGTGCTGACGGCGCAAGGCTACGGCCTCGATGTGTGGGGCCGCATCGTCGGCGTCAACCGCAACCTCGATATCGGCAGCGGCACATATTTCGGGTTCAATGAGGGCAATGCGGATGGCGACTATGATAATTTCGGGCCCGGCGGCCAGTCGCCTTTCTATGCCGGCGAGAACATCACCACCACGTTCGCGCTGACCGACGAGACCTATCGCCAGCTCATTCTCGCCAAGGCGGCCTACAATATCTGCGACGGCTCGATCGGCGCCGTGAACGAAATCATGATGACGCTCTTTGGTGCGAGCGGGGTCTGTTACATGGCCGACCTCGGCAATATGGAAATCGCCTACACGTTCGATTTCCAGCCGGATCCTGTGCAGCTCGCGATCATCTACCAGTCCGGAGTCCTGCCGAAGCCGGTCGGCGTCGTGGCCAGCGTAGTCATCAACTAGCGGAGCGCGCATGCAATCGTCAGCCGTTCCATCCAAGATCGCGATCTATTGGGCGCTCAATGCGCAATCTGGCAACGTCCGCGTCCCGCCGGCGCAGCCGCCAGGCCAGCTCGGGGCGGCATCGTTCTCGATCGGCTTCCCTTCGGCGAACTTCACGCCCGACGCCGGGGGCGGTGTCGCGCCGTTCGGTGCTGATATGAATGGCGCGCTGCAGC